GAGCAGATTCCGCTTCTTTGACGTCCATAGATTTAGACATCATAAGGTCGTAGAAGTGCTTGTATATCGTCTTGTAAGATGACTTATCCTTGAAAAGGCTTAGAATGCTGACAATAGCCGCCAGAATGCCCTTCTTCGTACTATCTGCATAGGTTTCCAGCTTGGCGGCCACGGCGTCCTTCTTTTTGAGGAAAGCAAGGGTGGTAAAAGGCTTCTTATCGTTCAGCATTAGCAAGGTCCGGAGGTAGAGGTTTGCAGTGGATTCGGAAACGCCGCGATCGGACACTAGAGCCTTGGAGAGGGTGGCGAGGAAGTCGGCCATTATATTACTTCCTTAGAAAATATCTCGCCGGAAACAACTTGTTTAATCTAATGCATTTCCTTCTGGTGGTAGGTGGTGGGTCCAACCACCATCTACCACCATCTACCACCTCCATCTACCACTGACATAACACGTCATAAATCCAAAGTTTTTGGAGAAAATCTCCGTCATTAGGTGGTAGGTGGTAAGTGGTTTTGCCTTTTCTGATTGTATAATAAAACTCCCCAAAAAGGGGGGGCAATTTCCCCCCCCTTTTCTGGGAGAAGTTTTTTGGATTTTGATTTTCAATCTACCAACCTACCACCTATGATTAGAATATTAAAAAAAACATAAGAATTATGACGTGTTATGTCGGTGGTAGATTGGGTGGTAGATTGGGTGGTAGATTGAACCATCTACCACCTTTTCGGCCGCTTGGTTTCCCAAAAAAGGGGGGGGAGTATTCCAATAAAAATAATTATACAAGAAATAAAAAATAAGAACATTAATAGATATGGACGCTCTAGCAACCAAGGCATTTCCCGATAACTACTCCCAAGAAGTGCTAAGAGTGTTCGAGGCACTGAGTATGACGGACCTCAAGAAATTCTTCCTTGTTGGCTCGGCCTCTCTTCGGTCCCAGCAGTATTCGGCCGACTTTGACTGCATGGAGAAGGTGCGGATATCTAACGCGGCCGAAATGGTTCATAATCTCCGGGATGTTGTTAAGAATCTAAGAGCCATCCCCGACTGCTTCATTGGTGATATCAAATGCGGGGAGGAGAAAACTTGGGATGTCTTCAACCAGAATGCGGCCATTGTAGACGGAAAGGTGCAGAACTTCAATCCAACAGAAAGCAAGGGCAGAATTGATAATCTGCGGAACCGCAATATCATTACCCCCAAAGAAGCCAAAGAGGCCGATGCGCTACTTGACAAGGCCACAACCCTCCTTGGGTTTATTATTGCCAAGAAGACTATCAAATTCCACGTTCTGCGATGGAAGCCACAGCAGATTCTAGAGGGTTTTCAAGAGTATAGAGGCCATCGCTTCACTCTAGAGGATGCTGTAACCTCTATGGGCCTTGTAAAGGTGGATGCTGTTGCAAACATTGCCGACCGCTACACAGAATTTTCTACCATCTATGACACATATCTTAATGGTACACTAGTATCAGCAAGGGCGTCTAATATCGTCCAAAGCCTATCAGATGATATAATGTTCTACAACAAGACCAACCCCTTTAAAGCCCTCAAGCGGTTCTTTGCCCTTGTGAAGCTACGCAAGGATGCCAAGGCCGCCGCCGTCCTAGTGCCTATTATGAATTCTGACCTAGGTCGCCTCTATCAAATCATCGGCGACTTACAAACGCTGCGGGACCTAATGGACCGCCCCAGCTCGGCCTATAATCTCAAGATAATCCTCGGCCAAATAGACGATATGAAGGCACGAATGGGAAATCTGTATCAGCTACGGGACTTTCTCAGCAAGGAACACGACATAATAGGCAGCCTCAATGCACTCCTTAATTCACCGGCCACTTCTATCAAACGGAAGCTGGATAAATTGATTGCGGAACTGGAGGGAATTAACAACGAGGGGACGGTAAAAATCATCAAGACTACCCTTAAAAATGTCTTCCCCGGAGGTAAATAAGTCAAAAACCGGCTCGTAAAAAAGCCCCAAAAATGTTAAAATCATTTTCGTTTACCGGGTTTTTCACGTAGTTTCCGTAAGTGTTTGGAGATTTATTAAAATTCTCGGGTAAAGGTATATAATGCCCCACCTCAATTTCGAGCCTAGCAAGGGCGCAAAAGCCATTGCGATTGTCAAAGGAGGCGAAGAGGACGGTAATCTTCTCTATCTTCACGAAGATTCCACCGATGGATCCAAACCGAAGAAATCCTCCAAGAAAGGCCACGCTATAAATGCTAATACGTATGCAACAGAACTCCGGACAGTCAAGCCCCAAGAACGCGTCCGCCTTATGGCCCGGCTGGAGGAAGCAAGGGATAAGGGCCTAGACCCCGACCAGCTGATAGGCGAGACTGCACTCGGCAAACAATTATACGAGCGGATTCTTTCTGATGAAACGGCTTCCAAAGAAGTCACATTAGAAAGTGGTGCCTTTGAATTGCTTCCGTCGGCTGACCCTAAAAAGCGTGATGTATTTTATATCGCGGGGGCTTCCGGCTCCGGCAAGTCTTATATTGCTAAGGGGCTGGGCGAATACTACCAGAAGCTATTCCCCGACCGGTCCGTCTATTTGATTTCCAAGCTTGCAGAGGATGCTGGGACTCTGGACAAGATGAAGCCAGCCGCCAAGCGCATCAATATCCAGTCGCTAATTGACGATTTCCCTAATTTAGACGAGTTTAAGAACTGTATGGTGATATTCGACGACTATGACACATTCACCGGTCCCGCGGAGAAAATTGTCCATAAGTTAATAGATGACTTGGCTACTATGGGTCGTCATACTAATACAACTATGTTATGTCTGTCACATTACCTTACTAATTACAAGAAAACGCGTCTGTTGCTCAACGAGGCGACCCATATTGTCGTCTACCCAATGGCAACCTCCTTCCACGCCCTCAACTACCTCCTCAAAACCCACGTCGGAATGACAAAGGACGACATACGGGATTTAAAGAAGATGGGGCGGTGGATTTGTATCTTCAAGAACTTTCCTCAATATATCGTATCGGCAACCCACGCCCGAATGCTGATAAGGGACTAGCCGGGAAGGGTCACTTCATCGACTTCAACATCTACTTCTTCTTCAACCTCTTCTTCTACCTCAATAACTGGTGCCTTGGCGGCCACCTTCACAACTGGCTCTGGAATACCAAACTCCCGTCTGTAGGTGACGCGAATATCTTCAAAGAATTTCTCAGCACCGGCCCCGTATGTTCTAGTGATTTCTGCTATGCAATCATTAGAAAGGAAGGACTTTGGCAAACATTCCCCTTGAACCTTGTTTTCCAAATAATTATTGAGCCAAAAAGTCGCCACAAATCCCGCCGTCTTGTCTTTTAGAATCCGCTTGGCTATGCCTTGGGATATCTTGGGCTTTTGCTTTATGGGTGCTGCCTCTTTCTTGATTTTGTGGTCTTTAGAAAGGGGGCTTCCGTGGTTCATCATTCTATTCCATACATATAAAATAAACCTCTTATAGATGTCAGTTCCATCTGGAGTATTACGATATGCTGGTATTTGGAATGCTTCCAGCACCTACACGCCCGGCCTATTCGTTCAGTCATCCCTCGTCAATAACTCCTTTGCAGTCCTTCAAACTGTTACCGGCGGTGCAGACCCTTCCGTCGCGTTGGCCCCGAATTGGGTAGAATTTCCTCTGCCTCCTTCTGGCGATATTACAAGCGTTACAGCCGGTACTGGGCTGAGCGGTGGTGGCTCGGCGGGCAATGTGACTCTGGCGAATGCGGGAGTTATAGCACTAACCCAAGGGGCGGGAATTTCTATTTCTGGAACCCCCGCCAATTATACTATTACAAAAACTCCACCATTCCAAGCCACGTATTACAAGACAACAGACCAAAATTTAATCAACCCAAATACAGACATAACATTTGATGGACTGGCGGGGTGGAGTAATGGTGGCGGATATATCACACACACCGCCGGAACGACAGCATTTACGGTAGTAACGCCCGGTTTATATCAATTAGAATGGAATGCGAGTATAACAGCAAATGGGGCAACTTGGAATTCGGCGACCAACAAAGTCATCTCTATAGATATAACCCGGTCACCGGCGGCCGAACAAATCGTTCTATCTCAGACGGCCGTGTGTGCCACGCTGACAAATTACACCCAGAGTTTATGCACTACTTTCTATCTCGTTGCGGGGGACGTATTGAATTGCCGTATTCAGTGTAATTTTGCTTCAACAATACCTTTCGCTACAGCACTAACAAGCACATTTGACCTTAATACTTGGTTTACTTGGAGATACCTTTCTTAATAAAATAAGAAGCACATACAGATGTCAGTTCCATCTGGAGTATTACGATATGCTGGTATTTGGAATGCTTCCAGTATCTACACGCCCGGCCTCTTCGTTCAATCCTCCCTTGTCAATAACTCCTTTGCAGTCCTTCAAACTGTTACGGGCGGTGCAGACCCCTCCGTGGCCTTGGCCCCGGATTGGGTGGAATTTCCTCTACCGCCTTCCGGCGATATTACAAGCGTCACGGCTGGGACTGGGCTAAGCGGTGGTGGCTCAGCGGGTAATGTGACTCTGGCGAATGCGGGAGTACTATCCGTATCTGGTGGAACGGGCGACATAATTCAGACTTGTAGTGCTGGAACCTATACTCTTACGGGAAGCACCATAGATTTAGCAATCTCATTCCCAGCCCCCCCTCTTGCTAGTATTAATGGATTGACGGGTTCTCCCGTTATTGACAACCTAGCGGATTCCACGATTGAAGTCCAAACTGTTTCCCCAAATATTCAAGTAGGACTAAATACCAATAGTTTCGGGAAGTATATAGAGACTACTGGCGGTTCAACGACTGTGACTATTTCCTCTACCATTTGCATTCCCACAAGTATTATTCAGTTGACCTATTTCCACGCTGGAGGAGGAGGGGGGGGTCAATACTATAAGTCTATCGCGCCCGGAACTGGGTCATTTACGATTACTTTACAATCGGCAGTAGATATTGGGGATACCATTAACTGGCTTGTATTGAATCCATAGTGAATTTCTAACAGCCCTATAATAGAAATGAGCCTAACGGCTGGAGCAGAAAAACAAGCAGAGGCATACACACTAAGCGACGATGATATACGTCGCTTACTGGGTGGCGGTATAGAAATCACTCCCTACCCAAACATAAAGGACGTGCAGAATATCAACGAACTATTCGATAGTCGTGGCCGCGCTATCATTTTCTATCCACAGCAGAGCGAAAATGTTGGGCATTGGACGGCGATGATAAAGGACGGGCGACAAATAGAGTTTTTTGACCCTTATGGGGAACCTCCCGACGCACAGAAAGACGGCCTTTCAAAGAACCAGTTAGAGAAAATGCGAATGGAACACCCCGATTTGACCCGGCTTTTAGAGAATAGTGGATGCCGCGTTATCTTCAATAAGGTTCAACTCCAGAAAATGGCGAATGATGTGCAGACGTGCGGCCGTCATTGCGTCTGTCGCCTCCTCTATTATAAGATACCGATACAGAGGTATCGACAGATGATACATAAATCGGGTATGACCCCCGACGAGTTCGTTGTTGCTAAGACCTATAACAACTTGGGTAAGTAAAAATATTTACAGAGTGTAGAATGTCTTACTCGTTTCGCAGTATTGTTGATGGCGGAGCCGATAGCGAGATGATATACTACAACGCTACGATGACCTCCACCAAGACGGCTGACCTTACAATATCGCAGCCGCCTCAGCCGGTGAAGTTCAACGAAACTCGTGATGCTCCTATTATCAGAGATGCGTCGCTGTATAACTTCTCCATTATAAAATTTACTATGAATGGCCCCGGCCGTGAACTGCCTCTATTCATTCCGCTCATTGCAACTAATGGTACTGTTAGTGGCATACAGATAGACATAAACCGGACTATTTACAACCTTGCTACCTCCTATCAGCGGAATTGGCACTATACGAATAACGCTGGGGCAGCGTCCACTGCGTTAATCACTTTGGCTCCACAAAGCACTCCTATCCAGTATATTCCGGAAATTCTAAA